CCCGCTTTGGCAAACTCTTTGAGCTTTTCTTCGGGTTTTCTTAGTGTCTTACCAATACTGGCGCTCTCGTTATAGCCAGTTAAACTTGTGCCTTTGATGCCCAACGGTCCAGTGACACTATCGGCTACATACTTGTATAGCTTGCGAGTCTTGGTGTTATAGCACCACAGCTCTTGTGCACCAATGATATCCACAGGATTGATACTCACTAGCTTGAGTGTCTTTTCTTCCTTCATGTATTTGAGCTTGCTAACAACTTTTTCTTTGTTAGGCGCACGTTTGACCCTAGCTTTCTTGGTAGCTTTCTTGACGTTACGATATTGATCTAGTGCATCTAGTATACTTTGTATAAATGCATGATGACGCTTGTAGTCTGAGGCTTTGTAGTGCCTGTATGCCTCAGCAATCTGCTCATCTGCTTTACCCAAAGCCTCGCCCAGCTCGGTTTTACGAGCCATAAAAAGTTCTTCAAACTTTTTAATTTGACTTTGCGGTACTGCATTGCTAACTAGGTAATCGTAGGCTTTGGGATCAACCGTGCCTCCTGCTACCACTTCATCATACAAGCCTTCAAAATGTCCCAAGTGCTCGCTGGTTTTTTCGTTGAGTCGATCTTGAATTGTTTTAACTGCTGCAGGTGCTACTGTTTTTTGTTCAGCTACGGGTTCATCAGGTATGTCGCTGTTGATAATTTCATAAATGCGATTTTGAACATACTCTAGTTCTTTTTCGCGCAAAGGCATGCCCTGCTTGTGAGCTTTAATAAGACTGCAAACTGTAATTGGCAGCAGTCTATCACTACTACGGATGAAACGACTAACGTCATTCTTGCTGTACTTGTCCTTCATCCAATCTACCACATACTTTTTAAGATCTTTGGCGCTGTAAAAGTAATTGTAGTAGAAGAAACTTTTACGCAGGTGATGATCAAATTCCTCCTGCGTCATTGCAAGAGCTCGCTCCGTATCCCAAACTGGTTCGCGTCCTGTGTGCTTTTCGTCAGCAAATAGTGGATCACGTTTTTTGGGTGGGGCTTTTTTGGGTGCTTTTATAGATTGGGCAAGTGCCATAGCAAACTCCTTGAATTATACAAAAAGTAATTATACTATTCTTTGGGTTTTTCGTCAAGCAGAGTTGCAAACATGAGCCACGATTGCAATTCTTGCAACTGTTGTTGCACTTTTGCTAACTGTTCGTCGTAGCGTACAGAGTGCCCGTATTTACGGCGTTCAACATTTAGTTGACTTAGCTCAGTTACACTTGACTCCAAGTTCCTATACATACGCTCCATTTGGCGTTTGTTGGTCAAGTTGTACATGGCCCATAGGTTGCGTCTGATTTGGGTATCTATAGCGGGCCAATCGTCAAGCGAATTAAAATCACTCATAGCAGTAGTATACGGCACAACCTAATTTGTGTCAATTAGGGCATCCGCTAAATATACAATAACAGGAAACAATTGTGCCAAGATTATCAGTTTGGAAAGACGGAGCCCATAGCAACGACTACAAATACTTCGACAGGAATATAAGTGAATTATTTACTGTGGGCGGAACCGGTATATTTGTACACAAGTATCTTGGTACCACAGAACAAAATTTAACAAAAACTACCAATGCAGCACAACCCAGTGCAGGAACAACTTTAACATTTGCATCAACGTCGGATATTGATTTAGGCATGTTTGTTACTGCCGCAGGCGTTGCTACTGGCACTACTGTAACTGCCAAAACAGCAAACACTGTTACAATAAGTGCCAACACTGCAAGTGCATTAGCATCAGGTGCCACAGTAAAGTTTTATACTGATGCAGCCAAACCCAGTTATATCAATCAATCTGCACTTAACATACAAGATTTACTTTTTGTAGAAAACCGCGACAGAAAGTACGACACAGATGTGTATTCTATGCGTGGCATCTATACTGTGCAGGACATGACATTTGACTTGAGTCAATTTGGTATGTTTTTGAATACTGGGACATTGTTCATGGTGTTTCATATCAATGACATGATAGCCACTATCGGGCGTAAACTCATGCCTGGAGATGTAATTGAACTCATGCACCTTAAAGATTATTATCCGTTGGATGACAGCTTGCCAGTGGCACTTAAAAGATATTATGTGATCAGTGATTGTAACAATGCTGCCGAAGGATTTAGTCCCACGTGGTGGCCACATTTATGGCGTGTCAAAATCAATCCGCTAACAGACAGTCAAGAATACAAAGACATTCTCAACCAAATCAAGGTTGATCAAGACATTAACGGAAATACAGGCAATGTCACATTGGGATCTGTATCAAGCATTATCAACAAATACATTGAAATCAATGATGCAATTTTGCGTGAAGCAGAAACAAACGTGCCATATAGCGGTTACGACGTTGAACACATATATATAAAACCCACAATTGATCACAATCAATATCCGGGCGACCCTACAGGTGTCACTGCAGACAACGGAACTACCACTGCAGACACAGGAGTCATTGATTCAGATTCAGGTATACAAAGTCCTAATCGAACTGTAGAAGGTTACTTGACCGGTGACGGCAAAGCTCCTAATGGCTTACCAGTTTATTCAGGTATTGCATTTCCTACCAATCCATTAGTTGGCGACTATGCGTTAAGAACTGATTACTTGCCAAATAGATTGTTTAGATGGGATGGTCGTAGATGGGTCAAGATTGAAGACGATGTGAGAACCACACTCACACCAGGACCAAATAATCAAACCTTACGCAGCAGTTTTGTAAATAACACAAACACCTTTACAAACAACAGCGGTGAAGTAAATGAACGACAAAGCCTAAGCCAGGCTCTTAGACCCAAGGCAGATAACTGATGGCGCAACAATTTTTCTACGATGGACAGATACGCAGATTTTTAGTGCAGTTTATGCGAATTGTCAGCAACTTTGAAGTTGAATTTGGCAAGGATCGTGACGGCATTAGAACTTTGCAGCGTGTGCCGGTATACTACGGTGATCCGAGCCGACAAGGTGCTACCATATTGCGGGGCAATAGTGAAAATACCTTGAATGCGGTACCGGCTATGAGTGCATATATCAGTGGTTTCACCTACGCCCAAGATCGAATGCAGGAACCGTCGTTTGTGAGTAAAATGAGTATTCGTGAAAGAGCTTACGATGCTGAAACTGGCCTTTATGGTAACCAACAAGGTGACAGCTACACTATCGAAAGATTAATGCCGGTTCCTTACAATTTAGAAGTGAAACTAGATATATGGACCAGTAACACCGAACAAAAGATGCAGTTGATTGAGCAATTGGCTGTTTTGTTCAATCCCAGTTTAGAAATTCAAAGCACAGACAATTATATTGATTGGACCAGTTTAAGCTATGTAGAGTTAACCAGTGTTACATGGACATCAAGAACAGTGCCTGCTGCTGCCGAAGAAGCAATCGACGTTGCCACATTGACATTTACCATGCCAATTTGGATCAGCGCACCTGCCAAGGTCAAGCGCCTAGGTGTTATTCAAAAGTTTGTTGGCAGTGTGTACGACGAGGACGGCGCCCTAAGCGAGGATACCTTGCTGCTCAATCTTATCTCACGTAGATATATTACACCAATGGATTACGGAGTATTTTACGCTGGCAATCAGTTGCAATTGCTTAAAAAACAAGAAGTGGTTGATGCCAATGATAATATCATACAAGTTGCGCCACCTGTTACCTGGAAATCGTTAATTGAAATTTATGGAACTTTAATTACTGGCAGCACAGAAATAAGATTAAGTTTGCCCACTGGCACAGAGCTGATAGGTACCATTGCCTACCACCCAACAGACCCTTACATATTGCTATTTGAAGTATTTGAAGATACAGCACCATCAAACACACTGTCAGCAGTAGATGCTGTAATCAATCCGCAAAATGTCAAAGTAGACAGTAACTTGCTTTTGCCCAGTACTGGCACGAGATACCTGTTAACTGATTCTATTGGAAGTGCTGGTAACACGGAAGGTAGCATTGTGTGGAATGATCTAGTAGCAAATGCAAATGACATAATTCAATACACTGGCAGCGAGTGGCAAGTTGTGTTTGACAGTGCGAATGAAACTGCAACAGAATATGTAACAAATACCTTAACTGGTATTCAATATCGCTGGACTGGATCTGAGTGGGTCAAAGCAGTCGAGGGCGTTTATCGAGGTGGTGAGTGGAGTCTTATCATATAGGTTGTGGAGCATTAATCTATAGTATCAAAACCAAAAGATATCTTTTTTTGCTAAGGAATCAAAAGCGTCATGCCGGCTCTTGGGGATTGGTAGGCGGAGGTGTTGAGCCAGGCGAAAGTCCAGTTGATGCTTTACATAGAGAAATAGCAGAAGAAATTGGCACAATTGAAGTAAAGAAAATTATTCCATTAGAAAAATTTACAGCAGACAACACCAATTTTGAATACCATACATACCTACTTGTTGTAGATCAAGAATTTGTTCCTCAATTGAACAACGAGCACAGAGGATACGCCTGGACTGGAATAAAAGATTGTCCACGACCTCTACATCCAGGAGTATGGAGAACTTTCAGTTTTAAAAGTATAATTGATAAAATTGCAACTTTTGAAAATGTTATATGTCAGCTTCAACCACAAATTGTCTAAAATCAATCTGTCTATAGTTTAAACAATCCTTCCATGCGTCAGGTGTTACAAACTTTTTAGTAGGACATACTCTAATAAATTCTGTGTCTGAATAAACATTCATCACTGTTCTAAGACTTTTTACCCAATAGTCTTGATTAATTGGGTAATTCAAGGGCGGATAATTAGCAGAGCCCGCAAACATATTATAGTTGTTATCTGGTGTATCAACACCATCAAAGCCCAGCATAAACACCCTTTGGTGACCATCAAATGCAGCCATATATGCTGCCATTGCACCTGCATTAAAGTCTGGATTTTGTGGTAAAAAATTAAACTCGCCGGGATATTTTTCTAAATACTTTGAATTTGCATAAAACAACGATCCTGATTTATCTCTTGTAGATTCAGCTATTTCTTTAATTATACCGTCGCCCGTGCATGTAATAAAATCTAGCTTAAAATTTCTATAAATTGCATTGCACCCATAGGTGAAAAAATTTCTTCTTTGTCTTTTTGTAATCCAAGGGGTTGTTTCGCCCCATGGGGTCGATTCTCTGTAGGGCAAAAAAATTGTCAAATCAAATTGATTAGCTGTTACTCCATTGCCAACAACCACTGCATGATCTGACAGTGTAGGGAATTGCGAAATCGCGATATCTTCAGTTTGATATCGCCAACTGTCGTCAATAAAAAGTCCAACTAGATTTACTGTTTCTGCTGTAATATCTTTACGATATAACTTTTGTAGTCCTGCCATCAGAATCTCCCTACTACTACTTCTATCAATTTGATAGAATCATCTGGTATGTTTTCTAAACTTTTACCTATTACGCATCCAGGTTGAAAACGTGTAATATCAAGAGCTTCAGCTACACCTGCTGTATCGCTTGAAACTACAACTGTGCCTTTGTCAACTGGTCCTTGAACAAGGCAAGGAACTCGCCCTTGTAATGCTAGAGCAACTACATTTTCTCCATCTAATGCGCCATTCATCAAGTGTGCTGGATTGGTAGATACAACACCTGCCACTGCTGTGTCATGAGAATGTGTAGAAATGGTCACTTCATTATTGCCCCCAAAAGAAAGTACAGTCCCTGGTTCATAATTGTTGTCGGCTTGATAATTTTCTGCCAAGTCAGCATATCTGGCCTGTGTAGAAACTCCATAAAAATTATTCCACCAACTGGTAGTTGTTCCTAAATTTTGACTCAAATTAGAAGAAGGCACAATCCATCCTGCCGTAAACACATTACCAGATATTCCTAGTCCACCATTTGCCACTAGTGCACCTGTAGTTGAGCTTGTACTGTTAACACCTGAATTAGCAATTATGTTGCCCCCAACATTCAATCTTCCATTTATGCCTGCTCCCCCGGCAATAATCAAAGCACCAGTAGTTGAAGATGTTGAAGTTGTAGTTGATGTTGTAACAATATTGCCTGATACATTAATATTAGTAATAACTTGTCTAGTCCAGGCATTTTTTGCAGAATTGTAGGTATAGGCAATATTGTTAACTGTTGCCGTTTGATTATTTGTGGGTGAACTAGGAAATGCCATATTTTCTCTTCTACTTTATATTACATTTACTTATAAGAATAAGTTAAATGAATTTGATCCTGTGGTAGTGAATGTATGAACAGTATACGCACCACTAGTTGTCACGGTCCCTCCTGTACCACGCTGTAATCCAGGATATCTTATTATTACCACTCCCTGTGTACCTGTTGATGCTACCGCTCCTGCATTACCGTAACTACCTCTTAATGGATTTGCAGAATCACCAGGAGTTGTGGCGGATCCTGCACTTAGAGTTCCGGCGACTAATCCTGGCCATATGTATCCAGAGCCTCCGCCTCCTCCGCTCATGGTGTTACTTTCTGAATAGCCGCCGGCAGATCCGCCCCAGTATCCACCACCGCCACCGCCACCATATCCTGATCCAGCAGTACATGTTCCGCCTTGTAACGCACCTTGACCCGACGATGAATTACTAATTACACCGCCTGCTGCCGATTGTGTGCCACCTTGGCCTCGAAAGGCAGTTTTGCCGTCATATGGACTGTATCCATTTTCACCGTCGGTACCGCCGCCGGCACCCCCTTGATTTCCTGTTCCTGCTCGCGAAGATCCACCACCGCCACCGCCGCCGGCTATCACTCTTGCATTTGCCTGTGTGTAACTGTTTATAAATAATCCGCTTAATCCGCCGCCACTTGCACCATATCTATTATCTGCTCCGCCTATCACAGGACCGCCGCCTCCGGCTGGACTAGCGGTGCCATTCGTGACTCCAGGACCACCAACCATAACAACAAATGAGGTAGACACACTCAATGGCAATATTCCAAATGCTGCGCCTCCGGCTCCTCCGGGTGCTCCAAAACTCCAACCCCCGGCTTGGCCACCACCACCCCCGGCTCCCCAACAAAATATTTCTATTAGGAATCTAGAATTAAACAAAGCCAAACTTGTAGTATCAACTGTTCCTCTTGGTTGATTATAAAGATAATTGGTAGCTCTTGCTCCGATTACTCCATAGTTACTACGAAATCTAGACATTTAGCTTATAACCTCATAAGAACAAGTAATCTGGGCAGCGGTAGCTGAACTGGCATTTGCTTGCAAATAATCGCCTTCTTCCATATAAAGAGCTACATCTTTGGCCATAACCACTAGTGTGCTATTTGCAGGAACTGCCATATTTCCTGCTAGATAAAAAACACTCGATCCTCTACCAACTACAACATTTGACTGTATGCTGGAAGTGGTATAGTTTGCTATCATTACGTCGTTGACTTTGAGTACATTACCACTGGTAGCACCGTTTGTAATTACGTTTGCCATTGATGTTGTAAGTTGTTGGTATTGTGATTTACCAAAAATTGTAGTTACATTAACTATGTTAGGTGCTGCCATTTTATCCTCCAAATACTATTGACATTGCAATAGCCTTTCCTGTGCTTGCTGCATTTATATTTGTTAATTTTGATCCGTCGCCGACGAAATAATTAGCAGTTACATTTCCGGCTGCGTTGACTCTATTAATATATAATTCATTTAAATAATTGCTAGAAGACCCTATACTATACGTGTTTGAGGCGGCAGCTAAAATATTACCATTTAGTGTAGCTTCGCCAATAGTTAAAGCGTAAACTGTAGTAGCTTGAATGTTTCCTGCACTAATAGTGTCTATCCAGTATTTGTTAGTGCCGTCATCCAAGTATTCATATAAAATATCCGAGCTGGTGTCATACCATTGATCTCCTGCAATGTTTCCTGTGATAGGAGGATCTGTATTTGCTGTAAATTTATTCCCTGTGCCTGACGAAAAAGCAGTGCCATTCGCTGCCCAGAAAATTCCAGTATCAGTCTGAATACCATAGGCTCGCAAGTTGCCTGAGTTGGGGTTATAAGTCAACGAAGTGTTGACGTTTTGCGCTGCATTTCCGGTGGTTGCATTTACAAATGAAACATATGCAGTGCCTGATGAAATGTTTGATGTAATCTGTGTGTTGATAGCATTGGTGGCAGTGCCGGCTGTGCCATCAATGCCCACACCTGTCAACACTTGTGAACCGCTGGATCGATTGTAATTTACATCAGTGGTTCCAATAAACAATGTGCCAAATAGAGTACCATTCAGGCCGCCGGCAAAAATATTGCCTGCCACACCCATACCACCTGCCAACACCACTGCACCGGTGGTAGTGCTTGTTGAGGTCGTGGTGTCGGTAAACACAATGTTACCAGTGGCATCATCGTAAATTATATTAGTGCCACCTAATGTTCCACCGTTATTGTATTGTATTGCGCCATCTAGTCCTGTAGACGGACCGCCAATTGGGGTATTGTTGCCAGCCCAATATAAACCTGAAGTATATAATGATTCTGAATAAATGTTGCCGCTGACGCCGGCGCCACCAACTACAACTAAAGCCCCGCTTGCTACACTTGTACTGGCTACTCCCGATGCGGCTACTATATTACCACTAGACGTAATTGTTGTTCCTACGTGTAAAGCTCCGCCTATTCCTACTCCGCCAACAACAACTAACGCTCCAGTGGTGGTGTTTGTACTTGCTGTTCCTGAATAAGCAACAATGTTGCCACCACTCTTCAGTGTTAGCGTGTTATTTAGATCATTAAAGTAACCAGAATTTGGAGTAACAGTTCCAATGGGAGTATTTTGTAAACTGGCAGCACTAAGTAAACCGCCAACGTAAGTGTCACCACTTACACCCATTCCGCCTCTGACAACTAATGCACCTGTAGTTGTGCTTGAACTGGCTGTGCCTGAATTGGCCACTATATTACCGCCAACATTCAATCTTCCACTGATGCCGGCACCGCCGCTAACTCTTAATGCACCAGTGGTGTTGTTTGAACTTACTGTTGTATTTGCTAGTGTTAGTTCACCAGACTTTATAGTACCGTAGGTGTTACCAGTAAAAACATTTCCAACTTCTCTACCACTATCATACCATTCTAGATAACCACTATCATTGGCTCGGCCTAAGAATGCGTGTTCGTCTTGATAATCATAGTAATGAAATTTTAAACCAATGTCTTTGCC